CGCATGGCGTCACGAAGTTTTGGATGGTCGGAGACGGCGACGACCCGGAAAAGTATCTGGAAAAATACGGGGCTGCTGCGTTCTACCGTCCAAATACCGGCGAGATCCAAGTAGGGCAGAACATTGTCACAGTGCCGATCGGGGATCCGAATTTCAATGGGTCGCTGACTCGCACCGAAAAGGTTGTGCTCCACGAAATCGGTCATGCGCGGCATTTCATCATAGAGACTCAGCAGCCTGGTCTGTGGGACGACTGGAAACGCATGCGGGATACGGAACAGAAGTTCGTGTCGAACTACGCGCAAGTCGGCAATCCCAAAAGTGGCCCAGACAGTAAATACGAAGAGGACTTCGCAGAAACCTTTGCGTGCGCGCACACGCACCCGAAGGAACTTGCGATGGTCGCGCCCGAGCATTACGAGTGGATGCGCGAGAACGTGCTGCATGAGTTGCGCCCGTTGGCCGAAATGCTGGCGACACCGGACGAAGAGTTGCGCTGGTGGAACGCTGCGCCCGTCACGCCCGTGTCGAAGCTGCTGCATCGTGCGAGGCACGAATCACCTGCATCTACAGCGGGCCAATACTACAGCGACAAAGATCAGTTCTACACAATGACCGTCAACGGTCGCACGGTGATGATGCGTGTTGGGCCTGCCAGCAAGGACGAAGAGGCTGGCTGGGACCGCATGCCCGCGACGATCGACCCAGTGACGCAGTTGCCTCGTTACGAGGGCAGCCTCTTCAATAAGTTTCGATCGCGCGAGTACATGAAGGAAATCTACGACGAAAAAGGCAACCTGCTGGACTCCGATCAGGCGACTCTGTTTCTCGGACAGGGCGACGCGAAGATCGAGAAGTTCGTCGCGGAGTTGGGCGACGATCCGATTGCTGCGTACACGAAGCTGTACGACAAAAAAGGCAAACTCTGGGAGGGCGGAAAAACGAACCTTGGGCGCAAGATTTTCAATGCGCTAGGCGGCAATCTCGGCAACGCGACTGATGAGCAAATGGCTGCTGGCTTGCACCTCACGCCGGAAGGGCGCGCGAAGATACCAGGCACGTTAGAGTTTGAGCGCAGACGCGTGGCGAAGCTGCACGCGAAGGGCGAGGATGCGATCCAAGAGCGCCACGAATGGACGCCTGTCGAAATTTCGCCCGAAGAGTTTATGGCGAAGTCGGGCACGTTCAAATTCAACGGTATCCGACTAGCGCCGCCTGAACGACAGACGATGCAGGCGCGCGAGACTGTCGACGGCAAGAGCATGGCGCAGACGTTCTATGATCCGGTCACGGGGAAGCATGAGCCCGTGCTGACGGCGAAGTTGTACGAGCAACGCAACCCTGATGGAACGTGGACCAAAATTTGGGTGAACGCGTCGAACGCGTTTGCGACTGGCGACAAAATTAAGTTGCCGGATGGCAACGGCAACTGGCGTTGGACCGTGTTGACGGAGGATATGCCGACTGACCCGCACAAGTTGGCGAAGCAGATCGGCGGCTGCACTGGCGCGTCGATCCTTGCCGAGAACCATCGCTACGGGCGTGGGCAGATCATGGACCCTGTGTTGGCGTCGCTGCTGAATCCAGGCGGGCGCGTAGACATTCAAAACGCAGGCGACTTGATTGACCTGATGCGCAAGGCGGCAGAAGCCACTGAGCCCCGCCGCACATGGGTGTCTATTTCAGGCAAGGCAGAGCAAGGCGCGGAACGCGGTCTGGCGCATATCGAAGTCGAGTGGGACGGCAAGGGACCGCCGAAAGTCGTTGGCGACTACTGGGCAAGGCAACTGGGCAAGTCCAGTATCCGCATTGACGAACTGCTCGACGCGAATAACGAGATCCGTTTGCCGCGTGTGATCGATCGTCGCGGCGAAGCAAAAAAGAAAGTGCCGATCAAACCCGGTGTGATCGGGTGGATTCTTTACCCCGGCAGCGACAAGCGGATACTTGCTCGCGTGATCAAGCGAGCGAAGGACGGTTGGACTGTGATGCCCGAAGCAGGGCAAGGCGCGGGCATCAAACAAGTGCTGCTGCGCGTTGACGCAGTGACGCCGCGCGAAGCTGGCATCATTCCGGCGACTGGCAAAAAGGACGTGCGGCGTAGGTTTGTGGAGCCGTTGCAGAGCCACGTACTTCTGTACGCAGACGAAGTGGTCACAGGGTCGGCTATCGAGGAAGGGTCGGGCGTAATCAGGATCAAGCTGCCTAAAGACGGATCTATGACGCGTGACCGCATCCTCCAAATGGAGGGCGTGTACGAGCCCGCGCTCGATCCTGATCAGGACGCAGACGACGCGCCGATCGGGATCAACATATCCGACCTACCGGCACTGCGAAAAGCACTTGGCGGATTTATGATGGAGGATCGCGTGCGGGCGATGCTCGATATCGCGATGGTCGCTGAACGCAGTGTGTCCGAGCAAGTCGGGCGCAAGAACATCGCGAAGACGGAGGACTTCATCCAGCCTAACGGCAACATCAACCCAGACGGGCTGCTGCGCGGCATGCGCGCAGACGACGACGGGTTCCAGCCGGGCGAGCACCGGATAACAGCCTTGCAGAAACTGGCAAACAACGGCGGGCGCATGATGGCTGCGCACTTCATGGGTACAGGCAAGACGGGTCTTGCGATCATGGCGTCCGCAATGATGCGCAACTTGGTGGACGGCAACGGAGCACCGCACCCCAACCGCACGTCGAAGAAAACGATCATTGTAGTGCCGCTGAACACTGCCGAGAACTGGTTTCAAGAATTCAAGCAACGGGCCGGATACGTTCCTACGCTTGCAGGCGCAGCGACGCTTGCAGGCGCACAGCAGCTACCCAAGCTGCCGCCGCGCGGTGCAAAGGACACTGACGAGGCGTTCCGCAAGAAAGTGATTCAGCATTGGAAGGATCAAATAGAGAAGCGTCCTGGTATGTGGGATCCGTTCAACGACACAAACAACGAACTGGTTTGCCCGTACGAGTATTTCAGAGATCACTCTGAAGCGTTGCTCGCGACGGGTCTGTTCGACGGCATGGTGGTTGACGAAGCGCACAAGATCGCCAACGACAACGAAGTATCTAAAGCTGTCGAGCGGTGGAACCCGCACATGAAGCTGTTCCTGGCTATGACAGGCACGCCGGTCAATAACACGCTGCACACGGTGCCTCGCTTGCTGCGTCTGATCACGGCGGGCGCTGTTGATCTCGGCACCGAAGATCAGTTTGAAAACGAGTATCTGGTCGCGAGTGCAACGCAGCGTGCGTTGGGCGTGAAGAATCCGCGCAAGTTGGATTTGAATCCGATGCGTGCGGGCAAGCTGGCACGCTATCTGTTTCAATACTTCGACGTGAAAAACACCACGGACGTCAAAGGCCAGAACATGCCAGCGGTGTTGCTGGACGAAAACCAGCCCGCGCACATGACCGGCATGCAGGCGGTGATGTACCGCGCTGCGATGGCGCAAATGTCAGACGAGGATCGCACCTCGCTTGAATCGAGCGCGAGCCTTGGGTTGGATGAAACAGAGCTACTGAGCGAAGAGGCGAAGGCGTCTGTTGCACGCGCGCGTGGCATCGCGAACTGCGCGGCGTACAAAGCCCCAGACGCAAGCGAGGAATTGCAATACGACGCGTCCGTTGCGCTCACGAATAAGCGCGGTGAGGTGACGATCACCACAGTGCCGCGCACATTCAAGTTGCCCAGCTATGAAGAAATCATGGACAAGAAAACTGGGTGGAACGGCAAGTGGCCGTCTATTCAGGACGTGGCTGACGAGAAAATCCACGGCGGATATTTTGAGGCGCTGCAAAAATACTCTGAGCGTTTGTTTGGCGTAGACTACTCGACACTTGCAGGCACGAAGATCGACCCAATGATTCTGAAGCAGATCAAGGAGCGCACGTACACCACAGTGACTGGGCAGAAGTGGACGGATAAGGTTCTGAATCAGGACTACGGTCCCGAGGGCATGATCGCGCGCGGCACGCAGGCGGAAACTGGCGGCGTGATCGAACCGATCCCATACAAGTTCACAGACGAGCATGGGCACGAACACATTGGCGTTGTTCCCAACGGCACGCTGTTCGTGCGCGACTCGACAGCCAAAGCCAAGGGCATGTTCTATGCGTCGTCTGACTGGGATCACACCGGGCGCATGGACACGTCTGGCGAAGAGGGCGAAGACGTTGGCGACAGCGACGACAAGAAAACAGTCAAGCAATTGAAGGCTGCCGGTTGGACTGAGCACCCGGAAGACAACGACAGGATTTGGAACCCGGATACTGGCGAGGAACGCAAGAAGCCTAAGCTGTGGGATGAGGGCAAGGGCGTTCGTAATCAAGCACCCAAGGTCGGTCACGAAAAGCACACGATCCAACGTGGTCTTGAGCGTAGGCACGAGCGAGCGCAGTACGACGCAGTGGTCACGCATAACAACGCGAAGACGGATGCGTTGGAAGGTTGGATCAAGAACAACTTGGCGAAGCACACGGGCGCTGGCGGCAACGACACGCAGTTCATTCTGTTCGGCAACCGCATTGGTTCATCCATGCGCACGATGGAAGCCAAGCTGCGGCAAATGGGTTTCCAAGACGTCAACGAAGCGCTGGGCAACGCGGACGTATCCGGCGAAGGCGACCGCAAGCAAACGCCGAAAAAATACTTTGTGACGTACATGGGCAAGGGCGCGACGCTGGGTGAGCGCAACCTGAACAGCGAAATCTTCCGGCACAAGCAGGACAAGTTCGGCAAGGACACTGGCGTGAGCATGTTCGTGCACCGCACGCTGTACGGCACCACCGGCAAGCCGCCTGGACTTGGTGTCATTGCCGAGGGGTGGGGCCGCAGCGAACGCAAGAACATTGCGGCAGCGTTCCGCACGGACGTTGTGTTGGATCTCAAGCACGACAAGGCGAAGGGTAAAAAAGAGTCGTTTGAGTTGGAGGTGCCCATGCGTGTTATGGGCGTTGCTGGCCCGAAGGGTACTGTGGTGCCCAACTACGTTTACGAAAGCGCGTTGGATGCGAAGACTAGCAAACGTGTGAAGGACTTGGAGCGCCTTATCCGCACCTCTAGCGGCACGACGATGAAAGGCCATGAATCGGAACTGCGCGGTCTGCTGAAGCCGTATTGGGTGGCTACTGTGCCGCTGTCGGATAAACAGCAGTACGTGTTCAACAACACGCAATTCATGTGCGCGTCGGATGCAGCGAACGTAGGTTTGAATTGGCCCGCTGCGCACTTGGCGATGTACGACTCTCTTTTCTCGCCGCTAGATGAGTGGCAGCGCATCACGCGCGCCGCGCGCATGTTGCCCGCTGCGACGTCGCGTGAAGCCAAGCCGATCGTAGACAAGATCGACGCAATCATTCGCGCCAACGAAGAGAAAAAAGGCGCGTCGATCAAGGACTACGATCACACGACGGCGCTTGCCGCGATCAACGATGCACTCGACACGTTGGACCCAGGCGACCGCAAGAAGTTAGATGAACTTGGCGAAGGCGCACCGGACCAACTGATCGAGGCGTACTTTGCGAAGCGCTCACTTGAGCGGATACAGGGTCTGCAAGAGTCGACGCTTGCTGATCTGAAAGCGCACGGCTACTGGGGCGACCCGGAAGAGCGCGAACGCTTGAAAGCGATTGCTGCGGCGGGCGATGGTGCCACTAGGAATCGCATCCTTCAGCAACTCAAACGCATGTATATCCCACCTGAAGCGGTGCAACAGAGCGACGTGGTGAACACTATCATTCAGCAGCACCTCTCGCCGTTTGAGCGAAAGATGATGCAGGACCGCCGCTTCTTGGTTGAAGTGAAGCGCTTCACTACCTCAGTCGATATCCCCATTACAGAAGAGATCACGATCCCGGTGGCAGGCAAAAAGAAGGGCAAGAAAGTGACCGTGCAGACGGGCGAGTACAGTATGGAATCGCCGTGCAATGCAGAGCGTTCGCAACTGATGCAGAGCCGTGCGAAAATGACTGCCGTCGAAGCGTTCCTGAACATCGCGCAGAACGCGCAGCCCGAGACAACGGATTATGACTTCGTGGCTGCGAGCGTTGCCAGCGCACGCACAACGTCCACGCTGAATAAAAACGATGATCCGCTTGCGGATCGCATGCTGGATGAATCGGTGCACTACGCGCAAGAACTGGTTGCCAAGTCGGCGCGATACGCGAGGCGGTTCGTGGTTCACGTTGGAGGGATGCGATGAGCAGGACGACGGATGTTTTGGACGCGCTGGGCACGAACTACATGGAGCCCGGCACGAAGCTGGACGTCGGATATTTCTGCGATCAGCCCAACGCGCACGTTGCGCGCAAGGCGTTGGAGTTTCTGACTGACGGCGTGAATCAGATCGAACTGGTTAAGAAGCACAGCCAAGCAGAGATCAAGCGCATGTGGCTGTGCACGATACGCGCGTGCATCACGCACGACGTGCCCATGCCGCACGACGTGATGCACTACGGGCAAGTGCTGGGTGTCGTGTTGCCTGAAGTCTGAGCATGCCAACGTGCCCACACTGCCAAGCGTCGATTGGCCACGTCGTTGCCAACTCGGATAAGGTCAAGCTCGCAACGCGCATTGTGGTGTTGCACAAGGGCGGCGACGTGGAGATCAACTGTGCGCGCTGCAAGCGCGGCGTGATCATCGGCAGCATGACTGCCACTGCGCTTCGCAAGGCCGCGCCGCCGCGTTTGGTCATTCGTGAGCGGACGTAGCCGCGACTCTCGCCTATTGCGATACGCGCACTTGACAGTGCGCGGTTCGCCGTTCCATTATGGCGTTGCTGGTCCGTTCTGCGTTGCAGAGAGAGGGACATGCTTGCACCGCTAGTGCAGGCGTGTCCCTTTTTGATTTTATGCCCAACTTCGCTTTCGAGATTGAGTGTGACGCGCTGTCGAAGTCCAAGATCGATGGACGGTCTGGCCGTTTCATCGGCGGATACGTTTCGACCGATCACATGGATCGCCAAGGCGAGACACTGATCCAAAAGGGTTTGGACTTCAGTCACTTTCTCGCAAAGGGTTGGTTCAACGACAATCACTCTGGCGATTCTGACTCGCTTGTCGGGTATCCGACTGCGGCGCGACTCGACACACTCGCGGACGGGCACGCGGGCTGGTACGTAGAGGGCGAGCTACTGCCGGAAGGTAGCAACCCACGGGCCGACAAGCTGTGGGGCATTGCAGAGGGTCTGGCGAAGGGCGGCAGTGGGCGTCGACTCGGCTTCTCGGTAGAGGGCGGCATTATCGAGCGTGACCCACGCGACCCGAGCAAGGTTCGCAAGGCAGTGGTCCGCGAAGTCGCAATCACGCGTTGCCCGGTCAACACGCAGACGTCGCTGGACGTGCTGGCGAAGAGCCTGTCGGTAGGCACGCCCAGTGGCGAGGCAGGCAGCGCAGCGGCGCTGGAGCCAGAGGCGCTGGAGGGCATTGCGAACGCTGGGCCGCGCATGCCCAAGAAGCGCAAGCAGCGCAAAATGCGCAAGAGCGCAGCCGTGCATTTTCTCCGCATGGTCCACCCGAAACTTTCCGTACGACTCGCAGAACGCGTGGTCGGATATGCAGCGAAACATTACCCCGCGACTGAACTGTAGAAAGGTAAACCTGATGAACAACGACGTGACCGTGGACGGTTTGAACTCTGCGCTTGAGGATCTGATCAAGGCTGCTGACGCAGTGGACTTGATCAAGGGCGACAGCAACGGCGTGGAGCACTCTGGTACGACTGATGAAGACGGCAAGAAGGGCGGCGGTCGCGGCTCGTATCCGGGTGACGTTGCTCTGGATCGCCTGATGATCGGCAAGCTCGCTGATCTCGGATTCAGCGCGAGTCAGATCAGTGCCATGAATGACGGCCTGCTGGGCTTCGCGGATCACGAAGAGCCTGACGGCGACGAAGAGGGCGAAGACGACGACAACGACGGCGACGGCGAAATGTCGGGCGGCATGCGTGGTCGCATGCGCGGCAAGGCCAAGAAGTCCGCGTCGGAGCGCACGCTGCGCAAGTCGATGGACGAGTACCGATCGGACTCCGACTTGGCGGATACCATCGACGTCAGCGCATACCTTGAATCGTTCACCGCGCGCACTGCGGATCAGATCGACAAGGTGAACGGTTCGTTGCGCAAGGGCTTCGGCTCGCAGGCGACGGTCAACCGCGCACTCGCAGGCGCGTTGCACCAAATGGGCAGTCTGCTGAAGAGCAACGCTGCTGTGGTGCAGGCGCTTGGGACGCGTCTGAACCTTGTGGAGCGCACCCCCAACGCGCCGCGCGGCGTGACCGGCGCAGCAGCGCTGCACAAGTCGATGCCCGGCGAAGCCGGTCGCGGTGGTGGTGCCAAACTCAGCAAGTCTGAGATCCTCTCCACCATGTCCTACATGAATCTCGAAAAGGGGATTCGGCATATCGAAGGTCAACGCACCGTCGAAGCCATCGGCTTGCTGGAGGGCGGCAACGTATGCGCGCCCGCCGTGCTGCAAGCCGTCGAAGACTTCCACGCCAAGAACCCAAGCGAGAGCGCTGTTGCTCGCGCCTACCACTGAGCCGCGACAACCCACTCACACGATCGAAATAGGAGATCCCAATGCTAGGCAACTTTGTTTCTGCCCAAGACTACCGAGACTACAGCGGATACGGAACCGCGAACCCTGACGACGTTGCGGAACTGCGCAAGGCGCTTGTCGCCGGATCGGACGTCAACGATCCCGGCGTCGCCGCTGGCGTTGGATTTCCTTTGCGAACGGAATCACTTGAAAGTCAGATGAAGAATCTGACTTTCGAGATGGACGAGATCAAGCTCTTCAAGAGCATCGCCAAGGTTCCTGCAACGAACACCGTCGAAGAATTTAATCGCTTGATCTCGTACGGCAAGGGCGGCACGCGGCGCTTCAATCTCGGCTTCGTTGGAGAGGGAGACCTTCCAGAAGAAGAGGACTCGACCTATCAACGCGTGACGATGTTAATAAAATATCTCGGCGTAACCGGGCGAGTTACGATGCAGGCGAACACTATCCGATCGAGCGCGGGATCTGTCATTGCGCTTGAGACGATGAACAAGACGATGGAGCTTCTGAAGAACTGCGAGAACGCGCTGTTCTTCGGTGACAGCACCATGATCCCCGAGCAGTTCGACGGGCTCTTCAAGCTGATCAGCGACGGCGCACCCGCCAACGTGGTCGACTTGCGCGGCGCATCGCTGAACGAAGATCGCCTGAACGACATGCTGCTCCGTATCCGCGACAACTTCGGCATGGCGACGGACGCGTACTTCTCGACCGGCGCGTTCTCGGATCTGAGCAAGCAAGTGTACGACCGGCAGCGCTTCCAGATTGCTCCCGCACCAGGCGTGCTTGGCGCGACCGTCACGGCGTTTCAAGGCCAACACGGCAAGATCAACTTGCACGATCACGTTTTCATCCAAGAAGGACCAGACGTGCCCGCGACCGGCGTCGGCAAGACCGATCGCCGCCCCAACGCACCGTCGATCATCGTCGCACCGGCTGCTGGCGCGAACCCTGCCTCGCAGTTCATCGCGGGTGACGCAGGCACGTACATCTATCAGGTGGTCGCGGGCAACCGCTTCGGTCTGAGCGCGCCGGTCGTATCTGCTGGTGTTGCGTTGGTCGCTGGCGACGGCGTGACATTCACGATTCAGGACAACGGGCAGGCTCCCACGTTCTACGAAATCTACCGCAGCACCCCAGGCGGCGCGGCTGGTACGGCGCGCATGATGGTTCGCATCGCGCGCACGGGCGCAACGCAGGTTGTCACCGACCTGAACGCGGATATCCCCGGCACGTCGCAGGGATTCGTGCTGATGCAGAATCAGCGCAGCTTCTCATGGGCGCAGCTTCTGCCCATGACTCGCATCCCGCTGGCTGCGATCGACACGTCGATTCGTTGGAGTCAGATCCTCATGGGAGGCGTGAAAATGTATACGCCCGCCAAGAACCTCGTGATCAAAAACATCGGTCGCGCGGCTGGTTCGCTGTAACCACTGCTTGTGGTGTAGAGTTGGGGCGACGGGCGGCAAGCTCGCCGCCCCAACTTGTTTGTGAGGTTTGATCATGCGCGTTCAGAATCGAGTTTACGCGGGTACAGCAATATCCGTACGTACTGCCAGTTACGACGGTGACGCAGACGGCGTGTTCGACATGGCCGATGAACACGCGGCGATGGTGCTCACGATGCAGGGGTGGGCGAAGCCGTCCACCAAGTCGGCCAAGCCGATCGTCGCTGCTGCGCCGGTCGCTGTGGAAGCGGAGCCTGCTGCTGAAGAAGCGGTGGAAGGGCCAGACCTGCAAGCGATCGTCACCAAGGCTGAAATGCTTCGCGTCGCAGCGCAGCACAACGTCGAACTTTCAAGCGCGCAACGCAGGTTGTCGGTCGATGAACTGCGACCGATCGTGGATGCTGCGATCTACGGCGCAGTCGAGGTGGTGTCGTGAGCGCGCACGCAGACGACCTACGGCATTACTACGCAGAGCACATTGGCCCGAGCGTCGTACTGGCTGCTGTCGGGTCTGGTGTGGCTGTGGCGTTGCCCGCGAAGCTGGTGCCGGGCAGGTACATGATCACGACGCAGACTATCGCAGGGGCTGCTCTGCTGTGGATCCGGCAAGGCGCTTTCGGCGTGTTGCCAGCGGCGGTTGCTGCTGCGCCGTGCACGCCTGTCGACTTGGCAGAGGTGCCGCGTCAGAAGCTGACATTCATGGTGCGGCCTGATGCGACGGGCAATCGCGGCGGGCAAAGCATCGCGACGGATGGCCTTAGCCTCATCACGAACGCTGGTACTGTGACCGTAGTGATCACACGGATCTCGCATCCGTAAACCGGAGGTGCTGGTGTCGGCGCACGAATCATATCCGCCTGACAGCCCCGCCAAGCGGCGGGCTGTCAACGTCGATAGCACCGGGGTTAGTTTGTCCTGGTCTACCGCGTGGAAGGCGTTGACGGCTGTTGTGTCGATCGTGATCGCTGCGCTGGTATATGCTACGTCGCTGGCGACCAAAACGGATATGGCCGCGCATGACGAGCACCAACTGTCGCATGCCTCGTATCGCGCCGACACGTCGAAGTTGATCACAGCGTCTTCGGCATCCGTTGAACGCAAGGTCGACGCTGTTGGGGCGTCACTCGCTGTATCCGATGCCACGATTAGGGCTGTGCAGGATGGCTTTCACGATCAACGCGCAGAGGATTTAGCGTACCGCGCAATCGACAAGTTGCCTCGCAATACGACGCAGCGACAGCGCATCGAAAAGTTTCAATCTGTTAAGAGCGGCGTGAAGCGCAACCTGCAATTGGGGTTGGATCCGCGCAACGGATTGGCGGAAGTGCCGTGAGCAATCAACTGCAAGTGTCGCTTGCGGAAGGCGCAAACCCGAGCATCAATGCCGAGCGTTTCGGCACGGTGATCAGACTCACGACCACTGACGACAACGTGGCGCAAGTCATTCGTGCCGGATACACGCACTTGATCGTGGAGCGGTCTACAGACGGCGGCATCGCGTACGTCGAAGTCACTTCGCCAAGCGAGCGGGTACGACTTGAGGCGAGCAAGCCGAGCATGGAGTATTTCGATCGGCGTGGCGATCCGTCGTACTTCTATCGCTTCCGTTACATGGGCGTGATCGGTGGGCAGTGCGAACTTACGCAACCGAGCGTGGAGATTGAGGGCACGGGGCTAGCGATCCGCGACTTGCTCACTGTCGCGCAACTGAAAGCCCGCTACCTTTTCGGAGTCAACACGCGAGACGATCGTGGGAATGAACTTTCGGACGCGACGTTCGCGCACTACATCCTGACCGCAATTCGGTGGCTAGAACACGAACTGGATATACCTATCCTGCCTACCGTGTTTGTCGAAAACCACGACTACTACCGCGCCGATTTTGGCGCGTACGCGTTTCTGAAACTCGACAACGCGCCGGTACTTAGCGTGGAAGAGTTTCGCGTGCAGTATCCGTCTGGCCAGAACGTGATCGTGTGGCCTAACGAATGGCTGCGAGTGAACGCAGCAGAGGGGCACATACAAGTTGTGCCCACGGCGGGCACACTGAGCGAGGTGTTGATCGGTACGGGCGGCGGTTTCTTGCCAGCGTTGTACGGCGGTCTGCCGTATCTGCCGCAGCTTTTCCAAGTGTCGTACACCGCTGGGTTTGCGTTGGGTAAAGTGCCTCGCAATATCGTGGACGTGATCGGCATGTTCGCATCCTTTGGCCCGTTCAACATTTTCGGTGACTTGATCGCTGGCGCTGGTATCGCAACTCTCAGCCTATCGCTTGACGGGCTGTCGCAGTCCATAGGCACGACGTCGAGTGCCACAAACTCAGGTTACGGGGCGCGCGTCTTGCAGTACCTCAAACAGATCAAGCTGCAAATTCCGGTGTTGCGTAGGTACTATAAAGGGCAGCGCATGGTGGTGGGGTGACAGAGCCCGTCAACAAACTTGGTGCCGGATACAGACCGCCGCCGCCTAACGTGGCCGCGCGTACTGCTGATCCAAACGTGCCTCGCCAACCGCAGCGTATTACCCGCAATCAGATCGACGGCACCGCTGGTGACGTTGACCCTCTAGCGGATTACAACGAATCGCTTGGGGCTGGACGCCTGCGTACAAACTTTCGGACAGTCGAGTTTGACCGACTCTTGCTGGCGCACGGTAAGCGTGTGGTGTGGCGCAAGGCGATGCTCTGCCCGTGTCAGCAAGAGTCAACAGATCAAGCGAACCCAGCGTGCGCGGCATGTGATGGATCCGGTTACTTTTACACGGACCCTCTGGAGATCCAGGCGCACATGGCCGCGTTCTCAAAATCCACGCGGCTGTACGAGAAATTCGGTTTGTGGACTAGCGGCGAAGTCGCTGTCACCACGCAGCAGGCATATCGTCTCGCGTGGCGGGACAGCATCGAAATGGTAGACGACCTGATGAACTTCAACGAACTGTTGAAGAAGGGCAATCGTCGCGGTCGGCGGGCCGCGCTGCCTGCCATGACTGATTCAGCGCGCTACCGGATAGCGAAGCTAACCAAGGCTCTGTACCTTGATCCAACCGGCCAAGTGTTGCCGTTGGAGGTTGGCTATCACATGACCCTGAACGCACAAGGGCACATTGTGTGGCTTGCTGCTGGCGAACGATTGGTGTGCGACGGGCAGTTGGTATCCGTCCATTATGACTTTCATCCAGCCTGGGTTGTGACTTCGCACCCGCACGCGCAGCGCTCTGATTTAGTAGCCGCTGACACGGTGGACGCGGTAGGACTACCGTTGCAGTGTTCGGCGCAGTTGGACTTCCTTGCGCAGACTGAACGTATCTTGCCTGTGACGGGTGCGGTGTAATGCCACGCGCGACTACATTCATCACGAAGCCAAACCTTCCGCGTGCGGCGGCAGAGTTGCTTGCTTCGTTACCACCAGCAGGTATCGGCAAGAACATCCTGAAGGGGCTGGCCGCAAGCGCAATGGGTTACTGGAAGTCGCAAGCGAAAAAGGAATTGCGTTCGACGGCACGCGACTACATCGACAAGCTGTCGATGGAAGAGGGTCTTGGCGTTGTGCGGATCCATCTTGACGGCGTGCTGCCAAACCTTATCGAACAGGGTTTCAAGGGCGGCAACATGCGTGGGTGGATGTTGAATGGCCCGAAGGCGAAGCAGGGCAAGAATGGGAAGTATCTGATCGTTCCGTTTCGCCACGGCACGCCCGGCACGGGTGGTGAAAACGTAGGCAACACAATGCCCACGGATATTTACTCGGCTGCCAAGAAGCTCGCGCCTACGCTGTCGCGCCCCGCGCGTGCTGCGCGCACTGGCGCAACGACGCGGTGGGGCGAGCGCTTGACCGCGAACAGCCCGCACGCGAATGCGTCTGCGCGCACAGAGTTGCAAACGCTAAAGAAGCCGTGGCACGCCACAAGCATCTACACGGGGATGATCCGAAAACAGAAGACGTACAAAAAAGCTACGCAGTCTTCGTATTCGACGTTCCGCGTGATCACTGAGCACACCAAACATCCCGAGCACTGGTTTCATCCGGGGATCAAGCGGCATGACTTTGCAGGCGCGACGCGCAAGCACGTCAAGAAGATCGCGGGGTTCATTCTCAAGAGCACGGTGGAGTCCTAGTGACAGCGAACCGCAAGTCACCGGCAAACTTTGGGACCATCGTAAGCGAGGCGCTGCAACCGCCTGGCTCACCCGATCGCACGTACACGACTGCGCCCGGTCGCTACAGCGTAGTGATGCCGGAACGTGTGTTGATCTCGCTGCTGCGCACAGAGGTGGACCGTCTCGCCGCGCCAGAAAACGTGCGCCTGCTGCGAGGATTCTTTTCGCACTTTTTCGATCCTATGGTGGGCGAAGCAGAACGCGAGAGCTACGTCACGTCGTTTCAGCGTTCACCACCATCCACGAAACTCGGATACGCTAGGTCGAGCAGCGACTTCCCATGCTACGCCGTCGTGCTGGAGTCGGATAAGCAGAGCGACGATGCGCTTGCGGACTACTTGGGCGAAACGACGCCGCATGAGCCAGACGCTGTTGCGAAGGAATACGTAGGCAGCATGTTTGAGCAGACGATCGGCATTTACGTGTTCGCGGAACACCCGGACGTGTGCCTGTATATGTATCAACTAGCCAAGGCGATTTTGATTGGTTCGTTGCACACGCTGACGGAGTACGGGATCCTCGATCCGCGTTACGACGGATCCGATCTGAACCCGCAAGAAACGTATCTGCCTGAGACGATGTTCACGCGGCGTTTGGGTGTAACGCTGAAGTCGCTCATGTCTGTACCGAATGTCCTGGCTGTGGATCCGGCACGCGTCCGCATCGGCGGTCTTTTCGCAGAAGACATTGCGGTGGGTGGTGTTCGTGGGGCACTGCGTGGTAGGATCTTCAACGCGGAGGACGAATGATGGCTGACACACGAACACGCAGCACTACGCCAAGCACAGACCGTGCTGTCGACGTAGAGGCATTGACGCCCGTCACGGCAGCAGCCGTGGTCGCGGATATGGCAGAGACGCCTGTGCGGCAAGAGTCCCTTGTCACGATCGGGCAATGGGGGCGTGGGCGTGTTGCTAACCCTATCGTGCGGGCGTTCGTCGCCGGGCACAGTGCAGGGCGTGTCAAAAAGTTGTCCGTGAGTGCGTGGGACGAATTGTACCGTGTGTGGTTTGCGTTACCGAGGTAATCAATGGCTACAGCAATTTTCTTCAATGGGCGTCGACTCAACATCCCGCAAGCGGTCAGTAAGATCGACGCGAGCGCGCTTGCATCGGTGAGCCCGGCTGCGGCTGGCATCGTGGCCTATCTGGGCACCGCAGAGGGCGGTGCACCGCTGACTGTGGACGAATCGCTGGCAGACGCGACACGCCCCGGCGTGGTGTCGAACAGATACCGATCTGGCAACTTGCGCACGGCGGGGCTGTTCGGTTTTGAACCCACGTCGGATCAGGCAATCCCTGGCGGCGCGCAGACGGAGATACTGGTCAAGGTCAACCCTGCCACGCAGGCGGGCGTGTCGTTGGCTGACGACAACGTGCTGGACGCGCTCGACGTCACCAGCCGCGACTGGGGGCTGTTCACGAATCAGATCAGCATCGAAGTCGCGGCGGGCAGCAATGTCGGCAAGAAGTACACGGTGGTGTTTGAAGATAATGTCGAGGTGTTTGACGACGTGGGCGGCGTGTCCGTGATGGATCTCATCTACGCGCCGGGAGCGGCGGGCTACGGCACGGCTCTGGCGTCCGTATCCGCCACGGCGCTGACTGTCGCAGCTACCAAGGCTGCGACAGGCTTGGTGGCGCAGCGCACGGCAGCGATGCCCGCACCCGGCGTGGTGCAAGTGGCCAGCAGCAACGCAGGCGACACGACGCAGACGTTGACGGTCTACGGGCTGACGGCGGGCAACGCGTACGTGTCTGAGGTGCTGTCTCTGAACGGCGTAGTTGTAGTCGTTGGCGCTGTGGTGTTCGCCAAGGTGCTTGCTGCGCGCTTGTCGGCGGTGGCCGTCGGCACGGTGACTGCCAGCGACAATCCGGTCACGGTGTCGCTGTTCGTGCTCACGCCCGGCCAGCTTACGCGTGGCTTGCTCGACACCACGAACACGCCCGCATCGGGTGTGGCTACCGTTAGCGTAGACGTAAACTCTGCGGCACACTTCGTCGCGCTTGGCACTAACGCGGCGGGCACTGCGGTGTCGCAAGTGATCGACCTTGCTGCGGCTGCAATCCCTGTTGTGGGCGCAACGCAGTTCGGCGCACTGACTACACTGTTGCTTGGCGACGTGCCTGGTGCGCGTACGGTGACGGTGGCGATCAACGCTGTCGTCACGCTCCACGCAGAGTTCTCGACAGTGCAGCGTGCGGTTGACCGTCTGAACGCGCTTGCGGGCTTCACTTCAAACGGCAACGTGAGCAACCCGACCACGTTCCTGATGGTCGATCTGGACTATCACCAGGCGGCTGCGCGCCCAGCAGTATCCGTACTGTCGGTTGTGGCGGATCTGTACGCGGACCTGATGGCACCTGTGTTGAACAGCGTCAGTCTGTACGTCCAGTTCGCGCGTGCGACTGGTGGCAAGTTGCCGCCTGCCAACACCGTAGCGCCTGTGTACTTGACGGGCGGTAGCGAGGGCGTGACGACGATCAACGAATGGGCTGCTGCGCTGGCTCTGCTAGAGAAGCGCCGGTACAACATCATCGTGCCGTTGACCGAAGACCCTGCGGTGCACAACCTCGTGCTCACGCACTTGATCGCAAAAAACGGTCGCCTGAAGTCTGAAGCGTTCGGCATCGTGGGCATTGGCACTGCGCTTGGTCGCGGCGAAACTCGCGCGAACATTCAGACTCAGATACAGGCTCTGAACAGCCGCCACGTTTGCGCTGTGTCGCAAGAGATTCAGAAGTTCTCGCCAGCCGAAGGCGTTGCAACTTGGTATCCGCCGTTCATGCTGGCTGCGATGGCGGCGGGCATGAAGGCTGGCGCGCAGATTGCGGAGCCTCTGACGCGCAAGACGATCTTGGTGAGCGACATTCGGCAAGACGCTTCATGGACGATCGAAAACGACGCCAGCGCGTTGATCGATCGCGGTCTAATGATGCTGGAAAAGGTCGACGGCGTTGGTGTGCGGTGGGTGCGATCCATCACGACACACCTTGCAGACGACAACTTGGTGTTCACTGAAATGTCGTCTAACGAATCACTCATCACGTTCGTGTATCGGTTCCGCACGGCGTTGGAACTGAAGATCGGACAGCGCGGCTTGGGCAAGTCGGCGGGTGCGATCAAGTCGTTGGCGCTTGGTGTGGCAGAGGCGATGGTCGCAGAAGAGATCATCGTTGCCTTCCGGGCGTTGACCGTTGACCAGATAGGCGACGTGTTCCCCGTCTCGATCGAGGTTGCCACGGTGAACCCGATCAACTTCATCCCGATCACAGTCCACCTTGCGCCGTTGACCACTTCATCGGCAGCGTAACCGAAGCGGATATTGGAGAACTGACATGGGCGCAATTCCAGGCGGCAAACTCGGCAACGTAGTCTCAGGCGCACGCGTAAAGCTGCTGTTTGAGGGCAAGACATTCGCGTACTGTACCAGCGTCTCTTTTTCGGAAGAGATCACGCAGGATCCTGTGGAGGTTCTTGACCAGTTGGAAGTCGCGGAACACGTCGCTACGGCGTATCGCGTGACGTTCACTGCACAGCATGTGCGCGTGCTGAATCAGTCGATCAAGAAACGCGACGGCATCCTGATCTTCCCACAGCTTAAGAGCATCCTGAATGCGCCTGAGTTGTCGGCGTCGGTCGAAGACACGACCGGCCTTGTGATCGCTACGTTGGTGCGCGTGAAGGCGCAGCGGTACACGGTGCAAATCGGCGCACGCGGTATCGTGCTTGTGGACTGCGACTTCGTGGCGATCAAGATCACTGACGAATCCGAAGCCTGATTCGTATCCGTCATGGCGACGGTGCGTTAGCACTCGTGGAATAGGAGTTGGTTATGGATCCAGTATCGCCCCGCAAGGGGGCAGCCGCAGTGACGCGCGTAGTCGCGAAGCCCGCTGCTGAAATATCACTCAGCCCGAAGACGACGCTTGTGCTCGATGTTACCGCTGTCAGCGGTAAGAAGTACGAAGGGAAGTTTCAATTCAAGGTGCCCAGCATGGGCGACCGCATTGACATTGCGGCGCTGCGCTCACGGTATCTGCAAGAGTTGGAACACGTCGACAGCACGGGCACGAACATCGCGGACGCTCTGGCGTACCTGTCGATCACGATCGACGGCGCGTCCGCACCGGCATGGTGGCGTGAATCGAACAACGGCATTGACCTGTTCCATTACGAACCTTTGTTCAAATTGTACGCATTGGGGAGGGCGTACGAGAGTACCTTTCTCGGATACACTCCAGACGATTCCGCAACTGATGGAGCGAATGAAAACGGACCCGCTTCTGATGCTGACGGGGGCGTGGATGGCGACGTTCAACCTGCCGTCGAACGATCCGAGGTTCTTGCAGAGTTCACCGCGCGATCTAGCTGAACAGGTTCTGCTGTTCCAGGCGACTCGCGCCAGCCAAGCGGAAATGCAACGCGCGTTTGTGGCGGCGGCTGCTAGTGAAAAGCGAACGGGCGCGGGCGGTGTGTTGGACCGCAGTGCGGAAGCGGCTGCGAACGCGGATACGCCGTTGCTGACTGGCGACCCTGAATGGGACGCCGTAGAGCTTGCGGCCACAGACGAATCAAGCGAACCTTTTGACGCGAGCTTTCTCGCCGGGATCGTCTGATGACTGACAAGAACCGCACTACCCTTGAGATCGCTGTTGACGACCGCGCGCTCAAAGGGCTGCGTGCGACGTTCGACCGCGCCTTTGCCCCAGCGTCCGTGCGTGCGCAATTGGTGGCACAGGAAAAGCTGCTGAAGACGACCACGCGCCTTCGCATGGAACTGGAGAGGATCGCCAAGCTGCAAGGGCGCACTGGCGGCGCAGCGCCCGCTGGCGGCGGTGGGGGCGACGGTGGGGGCGGTGGAGGCACAGCGCCCGCTGGCGGGGGCGGTACAGCGCCTGGTGGCGGCGGGGGCGGTACAGCGCCTGGTGGCGGCGGGGGCGGCGGGGGCGGCGGGTTTGGGCGGCGGGTAGACCGCGCTATGGATCGCGTGCACGGGCGTAAGCAGGAGAAGGAACCAAGTTTCCTGAACCGCACGGGCGCGACCGCGCTTGGTACGTTCGTTGGCCAACGGGCTGCGCACGCGGGCACTGCCGCCGCGTCGGGCAGTGGGCTGGTGTCTGGGCTCGCGCGCGGGCTGATCCCGTTTGTGGGGGAGGCGCTTGGCGCGGCGATCGATCACGCGGCTTCGCTGGCAGAAAAAGCAGCAGCCATTGACGCAGCACGCGCGGGCGTGTTCGCACAAACCGGAATGACCGGCGGGCAATATCCGGGCATGGCCAGGCTTGGTATCGGCCCAAGCGAAGCCGTTGGCATGGCCGCATCCGTCGCGCGCGAATCCGGCATGCGTGGCGACGATGCGCGGTTGCCGGATCAGATCATGCGATCGACGTTGCTTGAGCGAGCCACCGGGATCAAGTCCGCGCCGCTGTTCGGCGCAATGGAAACCGCAGGCGGCAGCGCTGCCCTATCCGAAAACGTGCTGACTACCGCGATCACGGTGGCGCTCGACACCGGCATGCGGAAGTCGAAGTTGCCCGACTTGGTGGATCGCATAGCGAGCGGCATCACGGAGCTTCGCACGAAGGGCATGCAGATCGACCCTGAAGGCATGTCTAATGCGATGCGCATAATGGGCGCTGTAACTGGCATGCAGGGCGAGCCAGTCGAGCACATGGCGAAGACGGCGATGGACACGCTGCGCGGTGTTGGCGGGCAGCAAGGCTTCATGGCGGCACTGGCGATGAACACAGCGATGAAGAGCGGCAAGTCGCCGTACGAAGCAGCGATGGACCTGCAAGAGAATCCCGAGAAGTACCTTGGGGAAATTATGAAGGAGGTAAACGCGCGCGGCGGCACCGCCGAAGGTCGCGCGATGGCATTCAAACAATGGATGCCTGACTTGTCGGATCGTGAAGCGCTGTCGATGGCGCAAGGCACTGTGCCTGATAAGTTGAAGCCCGATTCTGAAGCCGGATACGATTACGTTGGCGGCGAGCTTAATAAGTACAAGCCTGGTTGGGCTTCGACCAAAGCGGGCATAGAACAGAAGGAGGTTAGTGCGGGCTACAAAGTAGCCGGTGATATGTTTGCCGTGAAGGAAACAGAAACTGCACTCGGCATCAAAGCTGCGAAGTACGCAGCGCCTATCGCAGACGCGGGCGCAAAGAAAGTGAACGAGTACGGCGACGCCTTCACAAAGGGGCCGGAAGCGGTTCTCACTTTGATCGGGTCGGACATAAAGTCGATGTTTAGTGGGCTACTTAACATCGGAGCGGATGTTGCGAAGGCGGTTAGCGAAGCACTGTCTGGCATAGAATGGGGTCCGGTATTCAAGCTAATGGGTGAAGACTTTAAGGCAATGCTGGACAAGGTAATGACAGTTTTCAACTTCAGAGGCGCAGCAACAGGACCAGCCGTTCCAGGCGGAACCCCCGGCACAGGCGGTGGGCCTTTGTCCGTCCCTGATCCTACCTACGGCGGCGTGGGCGCGTTCAACGGTGTCATGCGCCTACCTGAACGCGGTGGCACGCGTCCTCTGTACGAACTTGGGGTCGGGGCGTGAGCCTCGCGTCGCTTGTAGGTGGCGCACTGAGCGTTATCTCCGGTGGCATCTTCGATTCAGGTACGCGCGACGGCGAAGCCAGCTTCACGCACACTCGTGTGTTCGCATCGTTTCACTCCGATCAAGGGTTTGACGGCGCTGTATCCGACACGCCAAACACTGCCGAGAAGAGCCCGTTTCGGATCGTTGGTTTTCAGACGTCGACTTCGTTCGGGGCGGGAGGGCAATGGACGCTGACCGTCAAGCCGTCCATTGTCGGTACGGACTTGCTTGAAACGCTTTGGGAGCAGCCTGAAGACGTTTGGGTGCGCATCGTCACGCTCACAGGCGGCAAGCCAACAGACGTGCTGTTCGGGTTGATCGACACGTTCACTGAGGATCTTAAGCGCGACAACCTTGGTGCGCGCAGCGTCACGTACACGATCACTGGGCGAGACTTCCAGAAAGTGTTTACGGATACGCAGTTCTACATCAACATTTACGAGGGCAACGGCGCGGTGCCCCTAACTGCCATGTACGATGTTTTGAGCGCCGCGCAGAAGATGAACAAAGGCGTTGGGCTAACGGCAGACGTTGTGGTGCGGACGCTGATCAATGCGTGGCTTGGCAATGGCGGCTTATCAGAGACGCAGTGGATGTTGCCAAAAAGTTTGGGTGCGCGATCGTTCCACTCGCTTCTGTATCTTGAGTTTGACGCGCCTACGCGCGGGCAGATCAACGACCCTGCGATCTACAGTCCCGATCAGTTCATGTTCCGCGACCTCTGGGGCATCTTGGAGGAATATAACAACGGCGTGCTGAACGAAATGTTTTGCTCGCTCGCAGACGATCAAGACATACCGTTCTCTTTAGAGGATCCGCCACGCGCCACGCTCACGCTGCGCGAACGTCCATTCCCAAGCACTGACAAAGGCAAGCGAAGTTGGGAGCAGATACGAACGCACAACATCAAACCCGGAGACGTGTTTTCGCGCACCATGAGTCTCGGTGCGCCTGAATCCACGTTCAACTATTGGCTGCTGGAATCAGCGGGCAACACAGGCATGGGCTTGGACGTGCTGTCTATGATTCAACAGGGCGCGGCACGCTCACAAGGCGTGCCGGGCGGCGTACCGATTTACGACGTAGCGTCGATGAAGAAACATGGTTTTCGTCGCTTCTCGCAGAGCACTCGGTACTTCTCGTTGCTGGACGATCAGAATTGGATCGTGCATGTGTCGCGGTGGCTAGAGCTTCTGTATGACTGGTACGCGGTGGTGCCGTTTGAATTGTCAGGCACGCTCACGACGTCTCGCCTGCTGCCGAAGATCCGCATCGGGCATAAGCTGCACGAAGCGCGCAAGAACGGCAAAGGCGTGACCTACTACGTCGAAGGCGTTACGCATGCGTGGCAGTATCCGG